GATAAATCAAAATGCCGAGTAAATCTAAAAAGCAACATAATTTAATGGCAGCAGTAGCTAACAACCCAGCCTTTGCTAAAAAAGTTGGTATATCAAAATCAGTAGGAGAAGAGTTTATGAAAGCAGATAAAACTAAGAAGTTCGGATCAGGTAAATTAGTAGAAATAGATACTAATAAAAATCCTGGATTATCAAAATTACCAACGGAGGTTAGAAATAAAATGGGCTACATGAAAAAAGGCGGTATGGCTAAATCAGATTCAAAAGAAGATACAAAGATGGACAAAACTCAAGATAAGGCTATGATTAAAAAAGCTTTTGCACAACACGATGCTCAAGAGCATAAGGGCGGTAAAGGTACTAAATTAGCTCTTAAAAAAGGCGGTATGGCTAAAAAAATGAGTAAAGGTTGTGGTTATGCTTCAGGCGGCAAGGTAGCTCAGTTATCAAAAGCTAACGGTGTTGCTACTAAAGGTAAAACAAAAGGTACCATGGTTGCTATGCGCAGTGGTGGTAAAACTAAATCTAAGATGTGCTAAGGAGAATATTATGGCAGCAGATGATGGTAAATTAAGACTTGGTGGTAAAACAATAGATGAAATTACAACCGCTATGAAAGGCGATGGTAAATTAAGAATTGGTGGTAAAACACTAGATGAAATTACAGAAGCCATGAAAGGCGATGGTAAAACTAGATTTTTTGGTAAAACCAAAGAGGAAATTCAAGCTAATAGAGCTGCAGTTAACGCAGCTTTTGCTAGAAAAAAAGATAGTTCATCATCCGATGACAAACCTAATATTGCATCACGCACAGATTTTAGCAACGATAAAATGGGTCCTAACTTTAGAGTACCTAAAAAAACGGCTAAAGCAAAAGTGGAAACACCTTCAGGTGATATGGGTAGTGTAGATAGAACTGCTGATGTTATAGCTTCAGGTCCTGATATGTCTACAGTAAACAAAGAAGCTGCTAAGCCAACTAGAGAGTTTACTGCTACAGAAATGGCTCAAAACTTAATGTCACCTGGTTATAATAAAATGAAAAAAGGTGGCGCTGTTAAACCTAAAAAAATGTCATCAAGCGGCAAAGTTAAAAAAATGTCTTCAGGCGGATCAACTGCATCTAAACGTGCAGATGGATGTGCTCAACGTGGTAAAACTCGCGGAAAGATGTGTTAATCATGGATGAATTTGAAAAAGTTCGTGACGAGGTACTAAAAAAACAACTAGGTGAAAACTATAAAGAATTTGAAAAACCTAGAAAAAATATGCCTACCGAAAATGATATGGAGCCTTTACCTAAAAAAGAAAATAAATCTAGAGGAATACAGTTAAAACTAGGTCCTTCTAAAAAAGATAAACCTACTGACTTAAATCCTACATATAAAAAAGGCGGCATGACAGCTTCATCTCGTGCAGATGGTTGTGCAGTTAGAGGAAAGACAAGAGCATGAGACCTTCACGTGGTATGGGCGCTATAATGCCTGATAAAATGCCTAAGGGTAAAAAGAAAGCTCGTCGTGATGACACAGACTTTACAGAGTATAAAGAAGGTGGCAAAGTAAACGAAGCAGGTAACTACACAAAACCTAGTCTACGTAAAAGAATATTTAACAGTATTAAAGCAGCTGCCGTGCAAGGTACAGGTGCAGGTCAATGGTCAGCACGTAAAGCTCAACTCATGGCTAAACGATATAAAGCTTCAGGCGGTGGATATAAGTGAGCGCATTAGCTAAACCACAACGTTCACTAAAAGCATGGGGCGAACAGAAGTGGACAACTAAGTCAGGTAAAAAATCTAGTGAAACAGGTGAAAGATATTTACCAGAAAAAGCAATAAAAGCATTAAGTCCACAAGAATATGCAACAACAACAAAAGCAAAAAGAGCAGGTAAAGCTAAAGGCAAACAGTTTGTAGCTCAGCCTAAATCTATTAAACAAAAAGTAAAACCTTTTAGAAAAATATAATCATGGTAGATAGAACCACAGGGACCACGAGTTTTAACTTAGATTTAAATAATCTGGTTGAAGATGCGTTTGAACGATGCGGACAAGAGTTGCGTACTGGGTATGATCTACGTACTGCACGTCGTTCACTAAACCTACTTACGATTGAGTGGGCTAACCGCGGTATTAATATGTGGACGATTGAACCTGGTCAAATCAATTTAAACCAAGGTCAGATTATGTATGCCTTGCCTACTGATACGATAGATCTACTTGACATGGTGACTAGAACCGGTACAGGTCAGAACCAACAAGATATTAATATTAATCGTATTAGTGAATCAACCTATATTACAATACCTAATAAGAATGCAACAGGACGTCCTATCCAAGTGTGGATTAATAGACAGAGTGGTCAAGAAAACCCTACTGATTTATATACAGATGGCGCCGTTACTTCTACAGCGACTACGATTAACTTAACTTCTATTGTAGGTTTAGCGCAGTTTGGCTTTATTAGACTAGATAATGAAACGATTCAATATGGTGGACTTACAACGACAGTAAGTGGCGCTACAACGTACTATCAATTAACGGGATGTATACGAGGTGTTAATAACACAACTGCTGCGACTCACATAACCGCTACTAGAGTATATGTACAGAACTTACCTACAGTGAATGTATGGCCAGCACCAGATCAAAGTAACAACTATCAGTTTGTGTATTATAGATTAAGACGTATTCAAGATGCAGGCAATGGTATCACCGTAGAAGATATTCCGTTTAGATTTATTCCTTGCATGGTTGCAGGGTTAGCGGCGTATTTAGCGATGAAGTTACCTAATGTAGATCCTAATAGAATTGCAATGTTAAGAGCCGACTATGAAGCAGCGTTCCAATTAGCAGCTGATGAAGACAGAGAAAAAGCAAGTATTAGATTTGTGCCTCGTGAACAGTTTTACACAGGTTAAGTAATGCCAACCAAGTACGCCAGCGCCAAGAACTCCATAGCACAATGTGATCGTTGTGGGTTTAGATATAAGTTAAAAGAACTTAAACGCTTAGTTATTAAGACAAAAAATGTTAATATACTAGTGTGTCATGAATGTTGGGAACCGGATCAGCCACAGTTACAACTTGGTATGTACCCGGTTAATGACCCGCAAGCAGTACGTAATCCAAGGCCTGATTTAGGTTATTACCAATCGGGTTTAAATGGTTTACAGACAGATGAAACAACAGGGGTATCAACCTCACAAACAGGTGTTCCTTTAATGGGCAGTAGAGTTATACAATGGGGATACAATCCTGTAGGTGGCGCTAGTTATTTTGATGCGGCACTAACACCGAATGACTTAGTAGGAACAAGTGCACTAGGTGATGTAACAATATCAATATCTTAAGGAGAAGTAAAATGGCATATAAATCAGGCGCAGACGGTATTACTAAACAAGGTAAAACCAAAGGTAAAAATTTAGGCGATACAGGCCCTAACGTAGGAATTCAAAACGGTCCAATTAAACATACTGTTGGCAAATTAAATGCTGACATGAAAAAAATGGGTCGTGGCTTAGCTAAAATTGCAGCACAAAAAAGAGGATAATAATCATGGCAGAATATAAAACACCGATAAATGTACCTAACGCAGACATTTATTTTTCACAAGATCCTAACAAGTTAAAAGCACAAGACCTTAATAAAGGTACAGGTGTACAACGTGTAAGTGCTGGGGATCCTGGTTCTGATGTAATCAATAGACATGGTGAACTTGAAACTCGCGGTAATGGCGCAGCTACTAAAGGTCGTAAAGCTCGTGGACCTATGGCGTAATAAATGACGTACACTGAACTTGTCGCACAAATACAGGACTACACAGAAAATACGTTTACTACAACGGATATAAACACGTTTATAACTCAAGCAGAACAACGTATTTACAACACAGTCCAATTGCCTGCACTACGTAAAAACGTAACAGGTTCATTAAGTTCGGGTAATAAGTATTTAGCGATGCCTACAGATTGGTTAGCTACATTTAGCTTAGCTGTTATTAACACAGACAACGAATACTTATATCTTCTAAACAAAGACGTGAACTTTATTAGGCAATCATTTCCTGATACTGATTCAGCTTTTTATGGCGAACCACAATACTATGCGGTATTTAATGCTTCATCGTTTATTGTAGGTCCTACACCTGACGCTAACTACTCAGCAGAACTTCATTACTTTTATTACCCTGAGTCAATTACAACAGCAGGCACTTCATGGGTAGGTACTAATTTTAGTTCTGTCCTTCTTTATGGGTCTTTATTAGAGGCTTATACTTATATGAAGGGTGAAGCAGACGTGATGGCTACTTATAAATCTAGATACGATGAAGCGATGTTATTACTCAAACAGCTTGGTGATGGCAAAGATAGACAGGACTCATACCGATCAGGTCAAGTTAGATACCCTGTACAATAAAGGAAACTAAATTGGCAATCTCACAAACACTAGCAACAAGCTTTAAAGTTGAAATCTTAGATGGTATACATAACTTTGGTGTGGGCGTTATTCGTGCGTCTACTGCAGCGGATACTTTTAAAATAGCCCTATATTCAACCTTAGCTACGCTTGGCTCTACAACAACAGTATATACAACACAGGATGAAGTAACTGGTACAGGTTATACAGCAGGTGGTAATACATTAGTTATATCTCAAGTTCCAACATCAACAAGTACTGAAACAACAGCATGGTTAAACTTTGATAATTCTAGTTGGACTACTGCAAGCTTTTCAGCAGATGGTGCTTTGATATATAATAGTACTCAAGGTAATAAAGCAGTAGCAGTATTAAACTTTGGTGGCACTAAAACCGCTACCGCGCAAACTTTTACAGTAACATTCCCAGCATCTTCATCGGACGCTGCAATTATAAGGATTACATAAATGACAACAGTATCATCAGTGTTTTCAGAAGCACCGCAAGTTAAAGTAAGTAATGCAAGACCGTTAGAAAAAGATTTATATAAGATGATGTGGGACATACCAGAGTATAGAGCAGTTGCTCCTGGTGAACTCATCGCACAAGAATTTTTGAATCAAGCTAGACCTCCTAAAGGGGCGTCAGTATTAGACTTAGGATGTGGCACTGGACGTGGCGCTCTTAATTTAGCTTTTTTCGGTGGCTTAAATGTCACTATGGTTGACTTCGCAGATAATTGTTTAGACGAAGATATTCGACCGATGTTAGAAACACAGAAGCATGCTATGCGATTTGTATAGGCGGACTTATCTCAACCTTTACCTGTTACAGCAGCTTATGGATTTTGTACGGATGTGATGGAGCATATTAGACCTCATCACGTAGATAGAGTAATAGATAATTGTTTAGCTGCTTGCCAGCATGTTTTCTTTCAGATTGCTACTGAAGATGACATCATGGGTAAGATAGTAGGACATAAGCTTCATTTAAGTGTACATCCATATGAGTGGTGGCTAAAGAAGTTTATTGATAGAGATTGTATTATTCATTGGTCTAAAGAAGCACCCGGATATTGCTTATTTTATGTAAGTGCTTGGATGAAAGGCGAAGACGTTGTTGATGCTGGAGTGCTCAATACAGACGATGAGACTATTATAGCTAATGTAAAACACAACATTCAAAGGGATTTTATGCAGGTTCAACCGCACCCTACGAATGACCAAGAAGTTATGATTGTGGGTGGTGGGCCATCATTGAATGAGCACCTTGAAACTATTAGACAAAAGAGGGCTGATGGTGTTAAACTAATCACAATTAATGGGGCTTATAAATGGTGCCTTGATAATGGACTAACGCCTTCTGCTATGGTTATGGTAGATGCTAGACCTTTTAATGCACGATTTACTCAACCAGTAGTAGACCATTGTAAGTATTTTATTGCTTCTCAATGTGATCCTAGTACGTTTGATGGGCTTCCAAAAGACAGAACTTATATATGGCACACAAGCACGGAATTGCTAAATGACATATTAGCTGAACATTATAAAACATGGTATCCGGTTCCAGGAGGATCTACAGTCCTTTTAAGAGCCATACCGTTATTTAGAATGTTAGGATTTAAACAGTTTCATCTCTTTGGATGTGATTCTTGTTTAGATGAAAAAGAGGTTCACCATGCATATGAACAACAAGAAAATGATGGACAGCCAATCATACCTGTAAACGTGGGCGGGAAAATATTTAGCTGCAATCCGTGGATGGTCTCTCAAGCACAAGAATTTATTGATTTGATTCGTATGCTAGGAGATGAAATTGAATTAAACATTTACGGCGGTTTACTCCGTCATATTTTAGAAACAGGCGCTTCAAACGCCGACATTAAGGAGAATTAAAATGGCTGCATCAGCATGGCAATTATATAATTACGCTAAACGATATATAGGTAACGGAACAATTACTTTAGGCGCTGGCGTGTTTAAAATGTTATTAGCAAGAAGTGCAAGTAACGCATCAACATTTACCCTAAGTACTTACGCTCAGATTACGAACGAAATTTCTGCTACAGGTGGTTATGCAACAGGTGGTAAAAACTTAGTACCAGCAACAGCCTCTTGGACAGTAGGCGCTTCAGCTAAACAAATGAAGTTCACGATGTCTACAATAGGTTTAGCATTTACAGCTTCTGGTGCTTCATTGACTAACGTTAAATACGCGATCATTCGTAACTCAACTGGCGCTCTTGCTGGTAAGTTATTATGTTTCTGCCAATTATCATCAAGTCAATTTACTGTAACATCACCTAATACATTGACGATTTTACCTGCTGCTACCGGCATCTTTACACTAGCGTAAGGATAAGTCGTGGCGGTAACAACCGGCTGGGGACGGGGTCCGTGGAGTTCTGCTGATTGGGGGCAAGGAATTGTCATCGAGGCAGACGTAGGGACAGTTGCGCTTGCGGGCGTAGCACCTTCAGTTGCACAAGGTAGGGTAATAACCCCCTCAGTTGGGACAGTAACACTAGCAGGTATAGCACCTAGTATAAATATTGGGTCTGACGTAGCACCTGCCGTTGGAGCAGTAACAATCACGGGTATAGCACCTACGGTAATACAGAATGCAATAGTTACACCTGCAGTTAGAGCGGTTACAATCACAGGTGTTGCACCTTCAGCTACACAAGGTAAAATAATAACCCCTACAGTTGGGGCATTAACACTAGCAGGTATAGCGCCTACTAGAATAGTAAATAATATTGTAACGCCTACAGTTGGCACGTTAACAATAGTAGGACAACAACCTACAATACCTGGTGCTGCTATAACGCCTAACGTTGGGTCTATAACTATAGCAGGTCAAGCACCAACTGTTATATTAGATAAAATAATTACCCCTGCAGTTGGGGCAGTAACAATAACAGGTGTAGCACCAAGTATATTAAGAGATAATATTGTAACTCCTACAGTCGGAGCGCTAACACTAGTAGGCGTAGCACCTGATATAAGTAGAAGTATTACACCTAGCACAGGCGTATTAACATTAGTAGGTATTGCTCCAGATGCACTACAAGGTAAAGTAATAATACCTAGCGTTGGTAGTTTAGTCTTAGCAGGTAATGCTCCTTCAGTTACACAAGGTAATATAATAACTCCTAGTGTAGGTACGTTGACAATAGTAGGAACAACTGCGAATGTAAGTGGCAGTATTACACCACCAAAAGGCACCTTAACATTAGTAGGTGGAACATCTACATTGAGTAACTCAAATTGGACAGTAATAAATACAGCACAAACACCCGGGTGGGCGCAAATAGCTGCATAAAAAGAATAATTTGTAGTAAAATATAGCAAACTAAAAGGAATTTATTATGGCAAGTACATATTCAAGCTTAAAAATAGAACTCATAGGAACCGGTGATCAATCTGGTACATGGGGCACAACAACTAATAATAACTTAGGTGACGCTGCTCTTGGTGAAGCTATTACCGGGTCTGCTGATGTAGCCTTTTCTAGTGCAGATGTTACAGTCACGCTTACCGATACAAACTCTTCTCAAGCTGCTAGAAACTTACGACTTAATTTAACAGGTACTACAGGCGGCGCTCGTAGCTTAATTCTAGGCTCAGGCTGTCAAATTGAAAAATTATATTTAATTAATAATACTTGTGCTGACGCAATCACAGTTAAAAATACAACAGGTACAGGAATTGCAGTAGCCGCAGGTAAATCTATGTTTGTGTATAACAATGGTACTAACGTTGTTGAGGCGGTTACTCAATTTAATGGCACCATAGCATTAGCATCGGGGGTAAGTGGTACGCTTCCCATTGCAAACGGTGGTACGGGCGCTACATCTTTAGCTGCTGCTACTATTGCTACGCAAGGATATACAACTACTGCTACTGCAGCTACTACAACTACACTTACTGTATCTAGCACACAGTTACAATTCTTTACAGGATCTACTACACAAACAGTGGTATTACCTGTGGCAAGTACTTTAACAGCGGGTCAACGCTTTGAAATACACAATAATTCTTCAGGATCTATTACAGTTAATTCTTCTGGAGCTAATTTAGTTGCAACTGTACTAGGTAATACAACAACAGTATTTACTTGTATTTTAACTTCAGGAACAACAGCTGCATCATGGGATGCCGACGTACAAGGCTTTACTACTTCATTATCAGTAGCACAAGGTGGTACAGGTGCTACATCTCAAACAGCATATGCGGTGCTTGCAGGAGGTACAACTTCTACAGGTGCATATCAATCTATCGCTTCAGTAGGTACATCAGGTCAAGTATTAACATCGAATGGTGCGGGCGCATTACCAACATTCCAAGCCGCAGGTGGTGGTTTTGCAACTGGTACTAGAATGTCGTTCCAACAAACTTCAGCGCCTACAGGTTGGACAAAAGATACAACAGCGGGAATTAATGATTCTATTTTAAGATTAGTGACAGGTTCAGTATCTAGTGGTGGTTCAGTAGCATTTTCAACATGGGCGGCACAAACAGCTGATGGTGCTACAACACTTTCAACTGCACAAATTCCAAGTCATACCCATACAGTTGCTGGCAATACAGGTGATGGAGCTCCAGGCATTCAAGGTAACTATGGCAATCCTGTTCTGACCACTGTTAATACAGGTGCAACAGGCGGTGGCGGTTCGCACACTCACTCACTAACACAGTCACTTAAATACTATGACTTTATCATTGCAAGTAAAGACTAATGGATAAACCAAAAGTAATTTGCCCATTAACACAAAGAATATTAGAAAAATCATGCCCTACATGTAATTTTGTAGTTATTGAAGACAATCAAATTACAGGGTGTGCAATTAGAAAAAACATTAGAAGAATGATAGAAAATACTAACTTAGCAAAAGAAACGTTTGATTCATTTGTAAACTTTAAAAATAACATGCAAGTCTATGGCAAAAATTAATAAAGTTATTTGTCCTATTATAAACGATGAGTGTATTGAAGATGGGTCAATACGAAATGGGGAGTTAGTAGCTTGTAAGTTTTGGGTTAATTTAGCAGGGACAAACCCACAAACAGGGGAAGACATTAACACAGGTAACTGTTGTTTAAATTGGATGCCAATGCTATTAGTTGAAAATAGCAAAGTAAATAGGGAAACAGGGGCAGCTGTTGAATCATTTAGAAATGAAATGGTTAAATCTAACCAAGTAACACAACAAATTCTTTTAACAACCGCAGGATTACCTGCTAATAATTTAATAGAGGTGAAAGATGAAATTAACAATAATTAAAGATGATGGAGCAGTTTATAAAGATAGTATGTCTTATGCCAACCTTTCCTTACCAAATATTCCTAATGATGTTCATGCTTTACAATGGAATAATGATAAAGGTCACATTGAATTTGTAGATAATGTAAAAGCTAATGAAGCAATTACAGAATTACCTAGTTGGGCTAATGATGCTTTAACTTTATGGCAAATTGCTTATGATGCAAAACAGGTTGAAATTGCTCAATTACAAGCCGAGACTACAAAATTAGCAGAACAGCAAGCACAAGTAGCTTAATATAAATGCAAATTAAAACAACCTATAAAGACTTTATAGGCGTCTATGAAAACATACTTTCAAGAGAAGAATGTAATTTAATTATACAAGAATTTGAAGATGAATTAAAAAATGGCGTTGATGAAGAAGGCATTAATCAATTTTTAAATCAAGAATTAGGTAGATATACTTTTTCTACATTTTGTGGGGAAAATAAACTTCCTGAAATTTATAATAAAATAAATGAAATTTTAAATGTTTGCATTCAACAGTATTCAAAAGAATATTTTACAGTAAAACAACTTAAAGCATCATCACATCAAGTTAAGCTACAAAAAGTTCCCATTAAAGGTGGGTATCATATGTGGCATTGTGAACAAGATTGTTCAAAGCATTCAAGTAGAGTTTTAGTATGGATGGTTTATCTTAATGATATACCTGATAATGAAGGTGAAACAGAGTTTATATTTCAAGGGTTAAGAATTAAACCAACTGTTGGAACCGTGGTATTTTTTCCTGCTTCATTTACCCATACACACAGAGGTAATCCTGTTTACACAAAAGAAAAATACATTGCAACAGGTTGGTATTGCTTAACTGAATAATGAAATACTCTATATTCCACACTTCTTTTTGTGGTTCTACATTGTTAGCATGTTTATTAAGTAAATCAATTAATACATTAGCAGAACCATCTTGGGCTTGCCTACCAATAGATCAAGTTGATTTTAATAGAAACCATATAGATGGACAGCTAGTTAAATATCCAAGTATGGCGTATAAATTAATACCAAATATAGATAATAAGATAGTTTTTTTATATAGAAACTTTGATGATCATCTAAACAAATTAGAATCCGTTAGAGAAATAAATAGGCAAGAAGAAGCTTTTTTATGGTCATTAAGGTTTTCTTATGCAACACAAGCTAAAGATATTATATTTATTGAAAGCAATTATTTCTTAAATAATCAAAAAGAAACTTGCCAATTGATATGTGATTATTTTGGTATTGAATATAAACCAATTGAAATAAACTTTCATGTAAAAGATGCAGGGTATTTAGGAAAAGATACCGTTATAAATATATGAAAATACTTATTATGGGTTTATCAGGAGCAGGTAAAACAACCCTAGCTACAGAACTAGCTGACTTATTAGTTTGTGCTCACATTAATGCAGACGAGGTTAGAAAAGAGCATAATGACTGGGACTTTTCAGATGCGGGCAGGTTAAGACAGGCACATAGAATTAAAGTCCTAATAGATAAGTACAATGTTGCAGTGTGTGACTTTATAGCACCTCAACCTATACACAGACACATAGTCGATGCTAATATAACTATATGGATGGATACGGTAAAAAGCAGTAAATACAAGGATACTGATGTTTTATTTGAACCTCCTTTAGAGTATAATTACAGAATAACAGAAAAAAACGCCAGCAAATGGGCGCAAATCATTTATAAAGACATTAACAATGGAACTTAATTATGAAATATATAATTTGGGTTTTGGTTGTGGCATGCCTATTGGTTTGTGTTCACTCCCACCCAGCTTTTGCTGAAACCCTAATCGTTCAAAACCAAGGGGTAAAAATATGAATATGGAAAAAATAACGAGCATGTTGTTCCCTGTAATAGTCTCGGCTATTGCTTGGTTACTTACTTCAATGACTACTATTCAGGCAGACTTAATTACTATTAAATCTAAAATGCCTAATTTAATCACAGAACAAGGTGTACCTACTGACAGCCCTATATCAGCTGAAGCAAGAGCAAGACTTAAAGAAGAACTCAAAGGTCAAATAGCAGAACTATCTATTCGTATTAGGTTATTAGAAGAACATGAAAAATCAAAAGGATTTAAATAATGTTTAGTATCCTCTCATCCATACTAGGCTTTGCAACTGCAGGTCTACCTAGCATACTAGGATTCTTTCAACAAAAGGGAGACCAAGCTCATGAACGAGAAATGGCTAAGATGCAAAATGAACAAGCTATGCTTATGGCTCAAAAAGGTTTTCAATCACAAGAAAAAATAGCAGCTATTGAATTGGAGGGTACTTATGCAGAAACATTCGCACAAGAAAGACAAGCGCTTTAT